AATTCCCCGATTGGATACTGAGGCTTACGACTAACAACGAATAGAAGGGTGGACAGTTGCTATGAGCAACAACTACTGGGATGAAGAAGACGAAGACGACCTAGATACAGAAACCTCTGCAGGCGATGGCGGTGACTTGTTAAAGAAGTTACGTAAAGCCAAGCGTGCTGACGAGAAGCGTATCAAAGAACTCACAGAGCAACTTGAGGGTTTATCCAAGGTGCAGCGTGAGCGTACTGTCAAAGAAGTCCTAGAAAAGAAGGGCGTCAATGCTAAGGCAGCGCGACTTATTATGAAGGATTTGGAAGATGTTAACGAGGAGTCGGTTGCAAACTGGCTCGATGATAACGCTGACTTATTCGGACTAAAAGTTGAAGAGCCAGTAAATGAAGAGCAGCAACTTAATCGAGCAACCTTAAGGCAGCAAGATGTTGTAACTCAGAATGCTATGACCCCTGAACGAGCAGATGAATTAACAATGAGATTAGAAAACGCTCAGAGCGCAGAAGAACTCATTGACTTCCTTCGCTCACAATAACATTCATAGTTCCTAGTCACTTGGAGGTGACAACATGGCTAATGCCTATACATCCACAGGTTCCTCCACTCTCGGAGGTACAGTTGGTGCGGCTGGTCTAGTTCAAAAGGCTTATGACCGCCTTTTGGAGTTTGCTCTCCGTTCTGAACCACTTATTCGTTCAGTCGCAGACAAGCGTCCAGCACGCCAATCAATCCCAGGTTCAACAGTAGTTCTACAGAAGTACGTTGACCTATCAATTGCAACAACTGCATTAACAGAAGATGCTGACCCAGATTCAGTAGCACTATCAACACCAACATCTGTAACCATTACTCTTAACGAGTACGGTAACTCAGTGTTGGTAACACGTGCGCTTGAACTCTTCAGCCTTGCTGATGTAGACCCAGCAATTGCTAACATCATTGCATTCAACCTTGCAGATTCTATTGACGCTGTAGCAATGGCAACATTGCGTGGCGGTTCAAACGTAATCTACTCAGGTTCAACAGCAACATCAACAGCAACAGTTACTGCTGCTGCAACACTATCATCTGCTAACCTACGCAAGGCAGTTGCAAAACTCCGTGCTAACAAGGCAGTTGCTCGCAAGGGCTCACTCTACTGGTGTGGTATTCACCCAGAAGTTTCACACGACCTCCGCGCCGAAACAGGCTCAGCAGGTTGGTTGCTTCCTAACCAATACGGTTCTGCACAAGACCGCATCTGGGCAGGAGAGATTGGAACATACGAAGGTGCATACTTCGTAGAGTCTCCACGTCTTTACAATGCAACAGACGGTGCTTCATCTGCTCGCGTATACCGCACTATTCTTGCTGGACAGCAAGCAATGGCAGAAGCAGTTGCTGAAGAACCACACACAGTCATCGGACCAGTAGTTGACAAGTTGATGCGTCATCGCCCAATGGGTTGGTACGGCGTACTCGGCTTTGCTCGCTACCGCGAAGAGGCTCTATACCGAATCGAATCAGGTTCATCAATCGCTTAATTGATTGACGGATAGGCAGGGAGCAATCCCTGTCTATCAGTAAGTCCATTGAGGAGGACGCATGACAGAGTATGTTTTTAAAACACCAACAGTCCGTGAAGGACCAGCAGGTGGACATCGCTTGTTCTACTTCTACAAGTTAGACAGAGGTATAACAATAGTCAAACATAATGGAACATATCATCAAGCCAGATATCTTCTAGATGAAGACTTGGCTGATTACGAAGAAGTTTACCTAGGTGGTAGAAACCACATAGTAAGTGAAGCAACTAAAGCAGCGCTCATTGCTGGCAATGTTGGGATTACAGAAGCAAACTTTACAGCGCAGTAGGGGATATATGAAACACTGGGAAGCGCATCCAACCTATGTTGAGGGTTGTTTTGGATGTAAAGGTTTAAGTCTTCAGATGAACTCTGGAGATGCTAAGCGGGACGTTCCAGATAAAAAATGGAATGCTGAATTGGCTGCATATCGAGATGCTAGAGCACAAGGTATACAACCAGCAGGTACAACTATGCGCCATGTTGAAGAGGCGCATAAAGCATCAGAGACTTTGGGCAGAGCCTATGATGCAGACACTATGCCTAAAGCAAGAGATATAAATACCAAGACAGCCGAAGTAATGAAAGAACTGGGAGTATAAAATGCCACAAGTAGGAAAGAAGAAGTTCCCATACACAGCCAAGGGTAAGGCAGCAGCAAAGAAGGCTGCTTACAAGATGGGTGAAAAAATGGAATCCAAGTCTGAGAAGATGATGGAAATGAAAATGGGTATGAAAAAGAAGAAGAAGTCTGCTAAGAAGAAGATGGTTAAGTAATGGCACAAAAGGGAATGAGACCGTCTGCAATGATTAAGCAGCGTATGAAGAGCACTCCAGTGCCTATGCCTAAGAAGAAAAGTTTATCTTTAACTGTTTCAGAAATAGATAAAATTAGAGAACTTGCTAAAAGACATAATGCTAATAAAAAGAAAAAAGGTCTTAATGACTTTCTTAAAGAGGGAAAGCGTCCTCCAAGCAAGAACAAAAAGGGTATTCCTTCAGATGCTGATGTAATCATCAAGGGCTATAACGACAAGAAAACTTTAAACAGAAAGAAAAAATAATGGCTGACCCTAGATTAAAACGAGCAGGAGTTTCTGGCTTTAATAAACCAAAGCGTACTCCTAACCATCCTAAGAAGTCACACGTTGTTGTGGCTAAAGAGGGTACTAAGGTTAAGACAATTCGTTTTGGGCAACAGGGTGTTACTGGTGACAGAAAGCCAACGGCACGTCAGGCTTCATTCAAAGCACGTCACGCAAAGATAAGAAGAACCCTAATAAGAAATCAACACCATTGACTCCAGCACAGAAGACCAAGGCGAAAGCAATGGCTAAGAAGGCTGGACGACCTTATCCAAATCTAGTAGACAACGCTAGGGCTAAGAAGAAATAAGAAAGCAGGGGACAATGCAAGAGACAGTATCTATCGCTTGGTGCGATAACGGAATGGTTGATGGCAAGTTTATGCAGGGAGTTACAGATGTACTCCTTAAGTCAGGTATAAAGTTTGAATCAACTATTCGTAGTTCTGGTAATCAGATTGCTAGGCAACGTGAGTACGTTATTAGATATTGGTACGAAAAGAACAAATCGGACTGGCTACTCTGGGTAGACTCAGATGTAGTAATCAGTCCAGAAAACTTCTTAAGACTGTGGAACAAGAAGGATGCCAAGAAGCATCCCATTGTTACTGGCGTTTACTTTACAACTAAAAACCCAGAGGAACCTTTAATGGTTCCTACACCAACAGTATTTCAGTTTGCAGAGAAAGACGGGATTATAGGTATCTCTCCTATACATCCGTTACCTAAAGATAAGTTTATAAAAGTCAGCGCTGCTGGTATGGGGTTTGTCCTTATGCACAGAAGCGTTGTAGAAAAGATAGTCGAGAATGTTCCTGACGTAGCAATGTTTGCAGAGGCTGGAACTGAAAAGACTTTTATTGGTGAAGATATATATTTCTTTGCGCTATGCGATAAGGCTGGCGTAGAGGTCTGGTGTGACACGGGAGCAACCGTGCCACATATGAAACGGTTCTCGTTTGATGAACATTATTACAATGCAATGACTAAAGGGAGAGAATAATGCCTGGTACTGCTGGTAGTACGTTATGTGCCGAACTTAATCGTCTGGCTAATGGCGGAACATATCCTGTAAGAACTGCGTTTCTTGATGAGCAGGGTGCTGCAAACAAGTGGGCTGGAACTGCAGGTAAGGGCATCATTGGTGCACTTAACTACAAAGTTAGTTCATCTCGCCAGCCATCAGCCTTTAAAGACTTGAATGGTGTTTGCAATGAACTCGCTGGAACTACTGGCAAATCTGCGGTTGACGCATTAAGGACTCTATAATGACTACCCTATCTAATATGATTGATGAAGTTCTCATTAATCTATCTGGTTATACATTTCAGCAAGACCGCACAACTTATCTGTCTTCTGCCGTAACAACAACTACTTCTTCCTCTGCGTCTCCGTTAATCCTTAGCCTAGGTTCTACTGACTCTTTGGGCAAGGGTATCGTTGAGATTGATGAAGAGTTACTATGGGTAGATTCATATGACCGTGTTGCTAACACAGCAACGGTTGCTCCTTACGGACGTGGCTATCTAGGCACAACAGCAGCAACTCACACAGCAGATAGCAAGGTAACTATTGCTCCTACATTCCCACGCTTTGTAGTAAAGCGTGCCATCAATGATACTGTCCGAGCAATCGGAGCCAGCATCTTTGCTGTAAAGCAGACTACATTTACATACAACGCTGCAGTAACTACATACGAATTAGATAACTTAAACATACAAAATATTATTACAATGCACTGGCAAGAAGTAGGACCATCTAAAGAATGGATTCGCGTTAAGCGATTTGACTTTGATGCGTTCCCAGATGTTGCTACTTGGGGTGCAGGAGCACAGACAGTAACTATTGGTGATTACATTACACCTGGCAGAACAGTCAAGGTTACCTATGCAACAGCCCCAGCAGCGTTTAGCGCTAACACTGACGTCTTTACAACAGTAACTGGATTACCAGAGTCTTGCAAAGACGTAGTAGTTCTTGGCTCTATCTATCGCCTACTCTCATTCCTTGACCCAGCACGTGCTGCTCAGGTTAGTCCACAGGCTGATGAGACAGATAGCAAGCGTCCATATGGTGCATCACAGACAGCAACAAAACAAATTTACGCTTTGTTTACTCAGCGTTTAGCAGAAGAAACTTTATCGCAACAAACACAGTATCCACCCCGCGTTCATTACGGTAGATAAGGAACCTAAATGACAGTTAGAAAATACTCCTCACGCTCTCAGCAAACTACGCTGACAGGTGCACTCACATCAAGCGGTACATCTGCCACTGTTGTGTCAGGTTCTGCCTTACTAGGTGGTGTAACAATCTCCGCTGGAGAAACCTTCACAGTAGTAATTGACCCAGATACAGCGCTTGAAGAAATTGTAGATGTTACCGCCGTCAGTACTAACACACTAACTATCGTTCGTGGTATTGATGGCTCTACTGGTCAGACTCACTCTGCTGGTGCAGTAGTTCGTCATATGGCTATTGGTCGCGAACAGATACAGATATGATTACAACAGCAATGCTACAGGCAAACGCTGTAACAACTGCAAAGATTACAGATGCTAACGTAACAACAGCCAAGATTGCTGACAGTGCTATTACATCTGCCAAGATTGCAGACCTTACAATTGCTACTGGCGACATTGCGGACTCTGCTATTACAAGTGGCAAGATTGCAACTGGTGCCGTAGGCACAACTAAGATTGATGACTTATCAGTCACAGAGGGCAAACTTGCCCCAACTGCAGTAACTGCTGCTAAGATTGCTACAGATGCTGTGACTACAGCCAAGATTCAAGATAGCGCAGTAACCTCTGCAAAGATTGCAAACGATACAATTGTAAACGCAGACATAAACTCTGCTGCTGCAATTGATGCTACTAAGATTTCAGGCACAGCCGTAACTCAGGCTGATACAGGCACAGTCACATCTACAATGATTGCCAATGGCACTATCGTTAATGCTGACATTAATGCATCTGCTGCTATCGCCAAGACTAAGTTAGACCTTGGTGGAACTATTACTTCTGCAGATATTGTTGACGGAACTATCGTTGCATCAGACATTGCAGACGGAACAATTACTGCAGCCAAGATGGTCTCTGACCCATATGCCCGTGCTAACCACACTGGCACACAGGCTGCATCTACTATCTCAGACTTTGACACACAGGTACGCACATCTCGTTTAGACCAGATGGCAGCGCCTACTGGCTCAGTTAATGCTAACAGCCAAAAGATTACATCTCTTGGCACACCTACATCTAACGCAGATGCTGCTACTAAACTTTATGTAGATACAAAAGTTGCAGACCTAGTTAACTCTGCTCCGTCTACACTTGATACTCTTGGTGAAATTGCTGATGCAATTGAAGCAGGTGGAACTGTCTATGAGTCATTCGTACTCAAAGCAGGAAGCACTATGACTGGTGCTCTTACCCTGTCAGGTGCTCCTACAGTTGACCTACACGCTGCTACTAAGGCGTATGTAGATACTGTTGCTGGTTCTGCTACTGCTGCTGCAGCCTCCGCTGCTGCTGCTGCGACAACCTATGACAACTTTGATGACCGCTACTTAGGCGCTAAGTCATCTGCTCCATCTGTAGACAATGATGGCAACGCACTTCTTACTGGTGCTATTTATTGGAACTCAGTATCCAATGCTATGTATGCTTGGACAGGCTCTGAGTGGGGTTCTATCTCCTCAACTGCAGCAATTTATCGCTACCGATTTACTGCTGCTGGTGGAGAAACAACAATCTCTGGTACAGATGACAATGGACTAACACTTTCTTACCTTCCAGGTAAGGAGCAGGTATACCTCAATGGTGTTCTTCTAGTCCGTACTACAGATTACACAGCATCTAATGGCACAAGCCTTACATCTCTTGCAGCACTTGCTGCCAATGACATTGTTGAAGTAATTACCTTCACATCATTTGAACTTGCCTCTGCAATTGAAGAAACAATCTTTGATGCAAAGGGTGACTTGCTAGTAGGAACTGCTGCAGATACTGTGGGTAAACTTACAGTAGGTAGCAATGGTACTGTTCTTGTGGCAGACTCAAGCACAGCAACAGGTTTGAAGTGGTCAGCATATGACCCACTTCCTAGCCAGACTGGAAACACTGGCAAAGTTCTAACAACAAACGGAAGCACAACATCCTGGGTTGCTACTTCAGGCGAAACATTTAATCCACTACTTCTAATGGGAGCATAATCAATGGCAACAGCATATAAAGTCCTCGGACAATCATATCCATCAGCAGCAACGGCAACAACACTTTATACTGTTCCGTCTGCTACTCAGACAGTAGTATCAACTATTACTGTATGTAATCAATCAAATAATAGTGATACAATTAGAATTGCAATTCGTGTTGCTGGTTCTGCTCTTTCGTCAGATGAATATATTGCATATGAAGAGCCAATTGCTGGTTATTCAATGATGACAATAACTGCTGGTATTACACTTGGCGCAACTGACGTTATTACTATTTATAGCACTGCTGGTACTTGTTCATTTAACGCATTTGGAAGCGAGATTTCATAATGACAGTTGATAAATCTATAAAACTTGATACAGCATCTCAAGGCGCTACAACAAATTTAAATATTCCTCAATTGCGGCAAACCATTAATACAACTTCAAACTGGACGGTTCCTTCTGGGGTTAAAGCAGTTCTTTTTATTGCAGCAGGAGGCGGTGGCGGTGCTGGCTCTAGTCAAGCAGGCACTGGTTCTAGTGGTGGTGGCGGTGGTGGTGTTGCCGTAAAAGTAATGCCAGTTACCCCAGGTTCTACTGTTGGAATTACTATTGGTGCTGCTGGTACTGCACCCGCTTACAGTTCAGGAATAAGTACAAAAGGTAATACTGGTGGAACAACACAAGTTAATGTTGGCTCTACTAGTATTAGAGCCAATGGTGGTAATGGTGGCGGTTCTAATAACACATCAACCAAATACACACCAGGTACTGGCGGAACTTATTCTTATATAAGTAATACAACTGGCGCTGCTGCTGTAATTCCAATTGTTAAAACAAATTTTGTTTTAGATGTCCCACATCCTTATATGTCGGCTAATCAACCATCTTATGCTTGGCGAACACAGGGCGGTTGGACTGGACTGGGTAGTTACAGTTCATCAGGTTATAACAGTACACTTGAAGCACAACTTCAACCTTCTCTTTTAGGTATAAATAAATCAAACATTAATACAAGTGGAAATAATAATCCTTATCCAGTATTTGCTAAATCTACTAATTTTGCTATGTCTGGCTCTGGAGGTGGCGCTGGAAATGCAAGTTGGAACTCAAATTCGGGAACACAACCTCAATATTTTATTTCTTCAGTTTTTGGACAAACTGGTTTTACTGGTGGAGGCGGTGCTGCTAATCCAGAATTAAGTGCAACTCAATATTACCAAGGTTACGGTGGTGGTGGTATTGGCGGTGCAGGTGGTGACACAACTGCTCTTGGCACACAAGGCTGTGGCGGAGGCGGTGGCGGAATTTCTGGCGCTGGAAACTCTGGAACAGCAAATACTGCTGGAAATGGCGGAGCAGGCGGCGGTGGCGGAGGCGGTAAAATTACCAACTCTACAGGTGGCAACGGTGGTGCTGGAGCCGTTTTAATTTACTACTAAGGAGCAATAATGGCATTAGATAAAACACAAAGCAAGACACCTTTTGTTGTAGAAACAACACCTAGGAATCCATCACTTCAACAAACAATTAACACGACATCTAACTGGACTGTTCCAGCAAATGTTAATGAAGTATGGATTCACGCTGCTGGAGGCGGTGGCGGTGGTGGTGGTAAAGATACCGCTTCGGCTGCATATCATAGACAAGCAGGCAGTGGTGGTTCTGGATATTTTACGTATGCACCAGTAACACCAGGTGAAACAGTAGCAATTACTATTGGTTCAGGTGGAACTGGAAATACTGCTGGTTCAGTTACCCAAACTATTGGTGCAGGTGGACCTGGTGGCACTGGCGGAACAACTATTATTACTATTCCTTCAAGTATTACTATTCGTTGTCCAGGCGGTTGGGGTGGTGGTACTGGACAACAAGCCAATGGAAATTGGATGGATATGTCAAGTGGCTACGACCCATCTATTGCACATTTTAAACTTAGATTTGGTTCTGAAAATGGTTCACGAAATGCTGCATTTTACACATTTGATGGTAGTGATTTTAATCACGGTGGAGAACGAGGCGGTGCTTCAGGTCCTGCAAACTGGAACCAAACAAATAATGCTGCTGCAAATGGCACAGGCGGTTATGGAGGCGCTCCTGGTGGTAAAGATACTGGTAATGGCGCTGGTTCCGTTGGTCAAACTGGTGGAACTAATAACTATTATGGTTATACTGGCGGTGCTGGTGTAACTGGAACAGCCAACACAGGTGGCGGTGGTGGTGGTGCTGGTATCGCTGGTAACGGTGGCGCTGCATCTGGTTCAACTGGTGGCACTGGTGGAGCAGGCGGCGGTGGTGGTGGAGCAGGTGGCAGTCTTTCTGGAAACGTAGGAACTGGTGGCACTGGCGGTGCTGGTGTTGTTCTTATTTATTACGTATAACTAACATAGGGGACAAATGAAAAACATTACATTCACTAATTTACTTGGAATAGATTTCTTTCCTCCAGTTCCTGGAAGTAAAAATATACCTGACTGGTATAAAAATACACCATCATACATAGGAACTGATAAGAAAGAAATTTTACCAGGCGAAAGTACACCGCATACAATTAAAAAATGTGTGCCAGTTCTTGATGCTATGACTGCTGGTTATATTATGTTTACTCAAGTAGATGTATATGTTAAGCAATTAGAAAATGGTCCATATTTTTCTTGGTCATCTCAAGATGCTATAACTTGGCACCCTATAGAACAGGCGCCATTACATCCAGGAGTTAATGGGGTTCCATTTCCTAAATGGACAAACCACTATAGCATTAAAACTCCTAAAGGCTATTCAACTCTATTTGTTTCACCATTACATAATCCTAATGGAATATTTACTGTAATGCCTGGACTTGTAGATACTGATTCATATACAGCCCCAGTTAATTTTCCATTTACTATGAATGACCCTAAATGGGAAGGCTTGATTCCAGCAGGTACACCTATGGTTCAAGTAATTCCAATTAAACGGGATGTATGGGAAATGGGTTTTGGTTCACAAGAAGAACTAATTGAACAATCAAAAGTAACTGCTAAATTAAAAACACTTTGGTTTAATAGTTACAAAAGACAATTCTGGACAAGAAAGGAATATAAATGATGGCACGGTTCGCAACACTTAATGCCGATAATGGAGTAACAAACGTAATTGAAGCAGAATCTTTGGAAATCGCAGAGGGTGTTACAGGTCTAACTTGTATTCCTTGCGAAGATACAAATATTTTAGGTTCAACTTGGAATGGTACTGAGTTTATTAAACCAGTTATTGAAGAAACACCTGCTGAATAATCTAACCTTGCAAGACCACCTGAGCGTGTGGATAAACCGCTCATATTTTTATACCCAAATAAGGAGCATAAATGAGTAAAGCACGTGACCTAGCCAACGCAGGTACAGCACTAACTACAGTATCAGCAACAGAGTTAGGCTACCTAGATGGCGTAACTTCTGCTGTTCAGACACAGATTGATAGCAAAATTGGCTCTGCCTCTGCTATTAACCCCACTATCGTAGATGCTAAAGGTGACATCATTGCTGCAAGTGCAGCAGATACCGTATCTAAACTCACCGTTGGTGCTAACGATACAGTACTTACTGCTGACTCATCTACTGCAACAGGCAGTACTTACTGCTGACTCATCTACTGCAACAGGTTTGAAGTGGGCAACACCTGCCGCTGGCGGAATGACTTTACTTAGCACGACGACACTTAGCGGAGCAAGCACAACAATTAGCAGTATTTCACAATCTTATACTAATTTACTAATTGTTGTGTATGGAGCAACCAGTAGCGGCAGTGGACGTTATCACATTTCTCCTAATGGCACAGACACTGGAACGTGGGGACTGGCTTGGAACGGCTCTGCGTTTGAACAAAGAAATAACGATTTTTTACATCTAACACTTGAAAGTAATTTAGCATCAAATGCTGCAAATTCTTGGACAGTTTTGATTGAAAATTATTCTTCAACTTCGTATCGTAAAAACTTTTTTGTTGCTGGTGGGTTTGTAAATAGTGGTTCAGCGGTTGCCGCTTTTAATAATAGCGGTATGATAAATACAACATCTGCAATTTCATCGCTGAAATTTAGCAACAATGGTGGAAATCTTACAGCAGGAACAGTTCTAATCTACGGCGTTAAATAATTGTGTAAAGACTGCGGTAACTGTTCTAAAACAAATACATTTAATTAAGGAGTAACGTGGCTGGTCGTGATATTACCGAAGGTCGTGCCGAACGTGCGATTGCAGTTGATGTTGGTGTAGTTTCATCTACTGCCATCTGGCAGAACACTGATGTTGCCTATGACGTTGCAGTGGGTGGTCTTCCATTCATCTATGCAATCAATGATGCACGTCCGTATATCCGTCAGACTGCACCCTTTAAGAAAGACCAGTTTGATAATGGCGCAGAGCCAGGAGAGCAATCTCTAACTGGTTGGTGGATTAGAAGCCAGATGTCATTTCACTCAGGTGATGGCATTAACTTCTATGACCCAGCAACTACTGATGAGAATGGACACTACCGATTTGCTGATAGCAAGGGAGTAGATGTCTGGACTAAAGGAGAGGTAACTCTACTTAACTCCTGCACAGAGGGGCACATCACAACTGGTGCGGTTGAATCTAATGGTCGTGCTTTCCAACAACTGCGTTCCATTATGTGGAATACAACAAAGGGTGTATTGCTACACGATGGATATGACCTAGACAAGATTGCAGCAGATGGAACAGTAACTCACTTTGTAGATTACAACGCTGGTGTTGGTGTCTATCCAGTCTATGCAGCCTGTGATGACGGAACTAAAGCATACTGGGCTACTAACGTAACATCTGCTGGCACAAAATTTACTGTATACGGTAAGCCACTGACTGGTTCAAGTGCTAGTACTGCAGATGAATTTAAAGTATTTGATAACTCACAGGTAGTTTCTAATGCTACTATGGAGTATGTCAAGGACCGCTTAGTTATCTGCGCTGACAATAAAGTATATGAATCTGCAACAGCAGCAGCATCTACACCTAACCTAGTGTTCACACACCCATCAACTACTCACGTATACACATCTATTACAGCATCTGGTCCTGCTATCTATATTGCTGGATACAATGGCATACAATCTTCTATTCAGAAGTTTACTCTTAATACATCTGGTGTAATGCCAACACTGACATCTGCAGTAACAGCAGCAGAGATGCCAGTAGGCGAGATTATCCACAAGATTTACTACTACCTTGGTTATATGATGATTGGTACTAATAAAGGTATCCGTGCTGCAGTGGTATCTGACCAAGATGGTTCAATCAACTATGGTCCACTGATTGTAGAAACAACTCAACCTTGCTATGACTTTGCTGCTCGTGACCATTATGTATGGTGTGCCACCTCTGTGGCTGGTGAGCCAGGGCTTATCCGTATTGACCTAGGTAATGAACTAGAAACTCTACGCTTTGCTTACGCAAATGACGTTTATTACTCTGGCGTATCAGGACATAAGACTACATCCTGTGCATTCATTGGAAACAATGACCCATCTGTCCGAGATAGAATTGCATTCTGTACTGCATACTCTGATTCAACTAATGGCTATGTCTACATTGAAGATGCCAGCACATTGATTTCATCTGGCTACCTAACTACAGGTAATATCCGCTACGGAACATTAGAGCCTAAGAACTTTAAGCGTCTTCTTGGACGCGGTGACTTTACCTATGGTTCTATGGTTATGGAAACTGTAGATAAGAATGGCACAGAGTATGACCACATCACATACGATGCAGACATTACTCCAGTAGAAGTAACCACATCTACACCCGCAACTGCTCAAGAGTATGTTGCTTACAAGTTTGTCTTAAGTCGTGATGCAGATGACAATACAAAGGGTCCTGTATTTAAGGGCTATCAGGCAAAGGCAACTATTGCTACACCACGTCAGCGCGTAATGCGCTTTCCTGTCTACTGCTTTGATGTAGAGACAGATAGATACAACACAATGATTGGCTATGAGGGCAGAGCATCTACCCGTATTGCGCTACTAGAAGAGATTGAAGAATCTGGTGACGTTATTACTTGGCAAGATTTATCTACCGCAGAGTCACGTCAAGCAATCATAGAAGAAGTAACATTCACCCGTATGACACCACCCGACAAGCGCTTTGATGGGTTTGGCGGGGTCATTGAGATA